AATACAAAAAGCCCTTGAGCTTGGAGCCGATGTTGTGGTCTACAATCGAACATGGGCCAGCAGAATAAACTTGTCCATGCATGACAACTTTGAGCCGTCCCAAGGCCTAAAGAATTTTATCTATTCTAATCCGCACATGCCCAGCACTGGTTCGCCGCATGTGGGGGATAGCAATGCTGCAATTCTTTCCACTGTGTGGCAGAATTTAGAAAACAGTACATTTTTTGATTTTACCAAAGAACAACTTGTTGCTGTTGACCTGTACATGAAGTATTTTATGAACTACAACTTCCAGGATACACTTGACGGATGGTTGTTTGAATTTTGGCACAACAAGATCTTAGATGCAGGCGTATTGCCTGTTTTCTTCAACAATGATAATGTGGGGAAAGTTGCTTATGATTTCAGTGGCAACAATCCCAATGTTGACACACCGTTTCACACTGACCGCGCAACTCAGCAAACAGTTGCCAACAACATACATCAAATAATACATGGGCAAAATATACAAAGACATCAATAACTTTTTGCCGCAAACTCCACGTGGAGTGTTTGTAGAAATTGGCAGTGACCGTGGTGAAGGGTCTACTCAAACTCTGGCCGCCTTGGCCCAACAACACAACACACGTCTGATCACGGTGGATATCTCCAGCAAAGCTCAAAGTAGATTGGATCACACATTACCAAACGCTGAATTTGTTGTGGCATCTGGATCTGCATGGGCTCAAGAATTTGCCAACACCCATACTGATATTGCTGTGTTATATCTAGACAACTTTGATTACATCTGGGACATCAACAGCGTGAGTGCAGCCATACGTCAACAAATGCACGACTATGCCGGACAAGGAATTGTGATGAGCAATCAAAATTGCCAAGTTGAACACATGCGACAAATGGTTGCATTAATGCCCTTACTGAGCTCAGATGCTGTGGTAGCATTTGACGACACTTATTGTGTAAACGACTGTTGGATTGGCAAGTGCGGCCCAGCGGTAGTTTATTTGCAGTCGTTGGGTTGGACTGTGGTACACCAAACTTTAGATTGCGGTGTTATCATGAAAAAACTTGACAAAGCCAATTAAATTCTGTATACTGATTACATATGAGAATACTAACATTAGATAATGCCTACTACGACTTAGATCACTTGCCAGAAGAAATTGATGACTTGAGATTTGCAATTTTAGATAACTCTAATCCTGCAGATCCAGACTATCACTTTATTCCTTTGATCTTCTTGGAAAGTTTTAACGCACCAGCTTTGGTTTTACGCATAGGTGACACCACAATCAAAATGCCCATGGATTGGCAGATCCTGATTGGCGAACCTGACATTGGTGACCTGGAAGTGTTGCCATTGACATCAATCAATGATCGTGGCTTCCGAGTGTTCCAATTCAACCCACTCAGCAGTTATAGGCCCAGCTTTCCAGACATTGAAATCCTGGATGTGTATCATGAAGTCAGCTGGTTCGCGCCCAAACTTAAAAATGGACAAATGCTAGCCGTGCCACTGAATGACGATCCAGAACCCGACTGTGTTTACTTTGTAAAGGACATCAGTCGTAACTGTGAGATAGTGGACTACAACAAGGCCTGGTAATGCCCTATACTGAACCTGAAATATTTGCAATCATCAATCGCTTGGCCAGAGTGTATCTGGAAAGTTATCCCGACGACCGCGAAGGCTTAGAACGTTTCCTGCGTTGGGCACATTTACAATACGGTTATCAATATGGGATCTCTTAAACCAGACGCCACATACATCTACGAACGCAATGGTAATGAAGTGTATGCTCGTGAGTCGGGTGCTAATCCTGCTGATCGCAAGCTCGTGGGGTACTATTATGATCCCATAACTGGACACAAGATAGATTACGATTCAAGAACTTCAGATGGCAGACCCTTACACGATCACATTATGGAAGATAAAATGTGGGGAGACATTCGGCGAGCAGCACAAACCAATCCCACTTTACAAGACGCACTGGAACGTGCTATAATGATTTACAAACTAACTAAAACTGAATGAGTGATAAACTGTCCATTGGCAACGAGATGCAACAATTTGATCGCAAGAACAGAGAGTTCTATGATCAATTGTCTGATGAAGAACGCAAAAAGTTCAGTCCTTTTTTGATGATACGTTGGGGATCAGCAGTAGAAGGTTCACGTGAGCTTCAAGAGTTTTATGTGATTGCTACCAACGAACGATTGAACAAACACTTTTTCAATATCAACACTGCCAAACACAAAAAGTTACAGTGGTTGTTGGCCACAACTGTGAGCCCAGATCTAGGTACTCAACGACACAATTGGATTGCTCCTAAGAAAAAAGATGCCACACTTACTGGCAAGCGAAAACAGTTGGCGGAAATTTATCCACATCTCAAAGACGATGAAATCAATGTGCTGGCAGAAATTACATCACAAAAAGAAATTAACGAGCATCTTAAAAAATTTGGAGAAGAATCAAAATGAAATATCAACAACTGGTGGTCAATGGATGCAGTTATATGGAGAGCTATTCTAGCGGTTTTGGTCATCAGGAATTGGCAGAACGATTGTCGATACCACAAGCTATAAGTTTGGCTATCAGTGGCAGCGCCAACTCGCGTATTATTAGAACCACACTCAAGCACAGTTACATCACGCTCCAGCCCACATTGTATGTGCTGGGCATGACATTTCTCAGCAGAGAAGAATTACCAATCTTGCAAGCCAGCAGTGATTTTGAAGGGCGCTGGACTAATTTTCAAAATCAAAACTGGAGTTCTCGATGGGATCCTCCGTGGACATTGGCTGATACCAATGCAATGATCGAACTCAAACTCAAATGGGAATTGAACAGCATACTAGATCGTGCAGAAGATCTCATGTATCGAACACTTGCAATGATACACAGTTTAAAGTCGCGAGGACATGCAGTAGTAGTATTTCAACAAGCAGATAATTTATACCATGAATATCTTAATGCGCCACGATTAAAGTTGTTCGGCAGTGAACCTGAGATTGTGGAAGGATATAAATGGCGTGCTGTACCATGGCAACACGAACGTGGAGTTCCTGAAACAGATTATGGGCCCAATGCTCTTAATCATGTGCCAGCAGACATTAAACATCGACAACCAGGATTCCATCAAGAACTAAACATGTTTTTGACTGCATGGATCAACAACAACAATCTACTAAAATGACACAATGCCAATACTGCAAGAAAGACTTTGCTCGAGAAACTAGTCTAGCAGTGCATGTGTGTGAACCCAAACGGCGTAGACAGGAACGAGCAGAGCGTGGTGTGGAACTGGGATTTCAAGCCTACATCCGTTTTTATGAGATGAGTCAAGGTTCGGCCAAACTCAAAACGTTTGATGACTTTGCTGACTCACCTTACTATCGTGGGTTTGTGAAATTTGGACGCTATTGTGTAAGCACAAGAACTATCAATCCCAAACAGTTTCTTGAGTGGCTATTGAAAAACAACAAGAAGATTGACCGTTGGGCGAGTGATCAACTGTACACAGAGTATCTCATACAATATTTGCCATTAGAAAATGTAGCAGATGCGCTGGCAAGGGCAGTAGAGTTTGGCATGGATTGGGCAGAGAAGAATTCAGCACAGCCACAGGACTGTTTGAGATATGGCAGCACTCCGGCCATGTGCTATGCAGTCACAACAGGTAGGATATCACCTTGGGTGATTTACAATTCAGAGTCAGGACAACGGTTCTTGAGTGGACTTACTCCTGATCAGATCAGCATGATATGGCCTTACATTGACTCGGATGTGTGGCAGAAAAAGTTTCACAACTATCCAGCTGATCAAGAGTACGCAAAAGATATATTAAGCAAGGCAGGTTGGTAACGTGGCGTCAGTGATATTTTTAACCCTAATACTTTTACAAATCAAGCACTGGTACATTGACTTTGTAGACCAAAGCATAGCAGAAGTCAATCACAAAGGACAATACGGGCACTGGCTGGGCATGCGACACAGTCTTAAACAGGGCATTGGCACAGCCTTATGTGTTGGCTGTGTGGTCGGGCCTGCCTATTGGCCGGCCAGCATAATGATGGGCGTGATAGATGCTGTGGTTCACTATCACATTGACTGGGCCAAGATGAACTGGGGCAATAGAGACATAGAAAACCCCAGCTTCTGGGCACACTTGGGCTTGGATCAGATGGCACATCAGTTGACTTACATTGGCCTTGTGGCTATAATTGCATTATGATTAAAACTATTAGCGGCAGCAGATACATTCAGGTATCAGGTGGTTCAACCACCAATCCATACGTCAGTCCAGGTGCGCATGGCGCAGGCATGTTGAGATGGAACCCCACCTATAACAATATAGAAGTAAACGATGGCAATTCGTGGCAGCAGATTCATATGGCACATCCTATGATTGCTCTATCGCCAGATGCTGAAGCCCTGTTAAATTGGGCTAACAGCAAACGAGAAGAAGAACTGCGCATTGCGCACCTGGCAGCACAACATCCCACAGTGGCAGATGCTCTAGCGGCAGTGCAACTGGCCAAAGAGAAACTGCAAGTGGTGACTGCACTTTGTGATACTGATTCAAAATGAGCGCGGATATTGACATTGATGTGCCGGACAGAGCGGCTGTGTTGAAACTGATTCAGCACACTGCCGCACGGCAACTGCACCAAGGTCAAGTACGCAAACACAATTCAGGCATCTATGTCACAGACATTCCTCAAGACATACCAAACGGCTGTGCAGCCATAGACTATGAGTCAGCAGAACAGCGTGGATACTTCAAAATAGACCTGTTGAACATGAGTGTGTATCAGTTGATCCGTGATCCTGCACACTATGCTGAGATGCTGGCAGCCGCACCTCCTTGGCAACGACTGTGGACTGATACTGCCTGGACCAGTCAGTTAGTGCATGTGGGCAATTACACAGACTTAATGATGTCCATGCGGCCAGACAGCATACCCAGAATGGCAGCATTTATTTCAGTTATTCGTCCGGGCAAAGCACACTTGCAAAACCGTCCTTGGGCAGAAGTATTTGCTGAAGTATGGAACGGAGATGACAGCCGCGGATACACATTTAAGAAAAGCCACGCAATTTCCTACGCGGCCCTTGTTGCTCTACACATGAACTGCCTTAATCAATCCGCCGCACCAGTGTGATTGACTTTCGTTTGCTTTTTTTGCGAGCAATGTCCATCAAACTACACACTGGGCCGTGTAAAATTTCTAAATCTTTGTTAGAGAATGTGCGCAAAGTAAATCTAAATTTGTCCCAATCTTGACGAAGAAATATGTTGATGGGGATGGATCTATTGCTTTCCCACCACCATTGATTGGCTAGTTCTAAAAACGCCATTTTATCTTGCTGATCAACTACAGATCCAAAGTCGTAGATCGTAGTCACGCTGTCATCTCTGTTTTGTATAATGCCCACGTACTCTGCATTTGCATAACTGCAAAGAGTGATAAACGGGTATTTTTCTGCCAATTTATCGAAGATTGTATTGCCCATAAATATTGTTCGAGGATCCTATGTATTCAACCACCGTTTACTTATACCAGCAAATTACCAAAGTCTTGTTAGTTGACACCAGTGGTGGATATTTCACAGCGAGGTACGACCCAGTGTATGCAAAACAATTAACTGTAAACAAAGGTGTAGATAATGTTCTACTCTTTGAATTTATCAACCAAGAACAAAAACCAGTAAACATCACTGGCTCTGCATTTGTGTTTCGTTTGATGAGTCAAAACGGAGACAGAGTGCTGGTAGAAAAAGACATGACAAGTCTTAGCAATTCACTAGGGCGAGTAAAAGTGGTGCTCGACATAGAAGATACCATTAATCTAGTTGCACAACCTGCCAGCTATTCAATACAGCGCACTTCTGGTGATTACATACAAGCAGTTTATGTAGATGCCAACAGCC